GGACCCGAAAGAATCCATTTCTGTATCTCCGCCAGTAATGGCAAGGGAATGGCAAAACGCAACTCAGTTTTTGTCGGAAAGTCCTCGACTTTGTACGAACACGGAGAGTGGTAATCGGGTCTTGCTGGGGGATTTGGCTTCCTTCGCTCGTGACGTTGTTGGCGTGGAACTTATGGATTGGCAGCTCAAGGTTTTGGGGGACCAGCTTTCGCTTTTCCCTGATGACCATCCTGAGGCTGGGCGGATGATGTTCTCGCGCTCTCTTGTTTCGGTGGCCCGACAGAACGGAAAGAGTTTTGCCTTGAAAGTGCTGGTGATGTGGTGGCTTGTTCGGATGCCCATGCTTCGCGGTACACCTCAGACTGTGTTGACCACTGCTCACCGTCTTGACCTTGCTTCTGAATTGTTCAATGCCACAGCTCCAATCCTTGAAGAAAAGTTCGGCGCGAAACTTGTCAAGTCTTATGGTCGCCAAGGTTTAGAAATGCCAGACGGCACCCGGTGGTTAGTTCGCGCAGCTACGCCATCAGCAGGAATGGGCCTAAGTTGTGACCTAGTGGTTATTGACGAACTCTATGACTGCTCTACTTTGGCAGTCGATGATGCCCTGATTCCCACAATGCGCGCAAGGCGTGACCCGTTGCTGTCTTGCTGGTCCACTGCTGGCACCGAAGAATCACACGTCATGAAACGGATGAGGGAGCGCGGAATGTCAGAGATTGCTGTGGGGACAAAGTCAAAGATGTACTTCTGTGAATTCAGCCCACCTTCGAATATTGACCCGATGACACCAGAGGCGTGGAAATATGCAAACCCCGCGCTTGGGACTTTGCTTGAGATGTCAACTATCGAAGAAGAATCTCATTCCCCAAACACTGCCTCGTTTCTTCGTGCGAGCTGCAACCTCTGGATTACGGGTCATAAGTCGTGGTTAGAAATTGGGCTAATGGAGAACATCGCGGATGCTTGCAATCTTCCCCCCAATGGTGTATTGGCGATAGAAGCGTCACAAGAGGACCACCGCTTTGTTGGTGTTAGGGCCGTCACAAGTGGCGACCAAGTTCTCGTGACTGTGGAGTTTATTGTGGACAACCTTCGCGACTTGTGGGCATCCGTTGACCAATGCCGAAAAGACAACCCAAAGTTGACGCTGGCAATCGGGGCTTCTCTAGACCTTCACTTGCCTTCGAATATCCGCGGGACCGCCATCCTTGTAGGCACCCGCGAACTTCAACGCTGGACAACACTCGTGCGCTCCATGATTCAATCAGGACAAGTCAGGCACACAGGCGAGTCAATATTCATTGAACAAATGAACCGCGCGGTTCTTGTCAGAACGAACGGAATAAACGCAATCAGTTCGTCTAGGTCACCCGGACCGATAGAGCTGGTTCGTGCAGCTGTCTGGGCCATCGCCCAAGAAGGCAAACCCAAAATCACCAAAACAGTGAGCTACGCATTTTCGGAGTAATTCTCGAGGGTCGTTGCATTTGCAACTACTTTGTGTAAGACTCCGCGTGATGGGGATTTTCACTCGCACAACAAAACCCGCTTTCGCTTCTGAGCCGATTAAAGCAGCTGCAGGCGTGGCAGGCACAAGCGACTTCATGATGTACACAGGTTCATGGGCGCGTCAGCAGGCAATCCTCATCCCTACTATCTCAAGAGCGCGTGACCTCATTGTCTCGCTTGTCTCCTCATTGCCTTTCCAGCAGTACACCAACCAGTGGATGGGTGAGGAATACGAAGAAATACATTTGCCCGGTGAAAGTTGGATGTCACGGCCCGACCCGAATGTGACACGACAGTTCATCCTTGCTTGGACTGCTGATGACATCCTCTTTCATGGGCGAGCATTCTGGGCTATTACTTCGCGCAGTCAAGCCACTGGCCTCCCGCTAACTTTCCAATGGCTTCCAGCTGCAGACGTGCAATCTGACGATATGCCCGGTCCGTTGTGGTACGGCAAGTCAAACCAGTTGACATTCCAAGGTCAACCGTTAATCACTAATGACATCATTCAGTTCTTGTCGCCAGTTCAGGGAATGCTTTCCATGGGTGCCAGAGCAATTGAAATTTCAAACCGTCTAGACACTGCAGCCATGCGTTTTGCATCTAACGAAATCACAGCTGGTTATCTTCAGCAGACAAATGGTTCCGAACCTATGAGCAGTGAAGAACTTGGTGAACTGTGTTCTGCATGGTCACAGGCGCGCCGTAGAAACGCCATTGGCGCGCTTAACTCATCTGTGACGTGGACCGAATTTTCGAGCGACCCCTCAAAGTTGCAACTTGTTGAAGCGCGCACTCATCAGATGACAGAGCTTGCGAACCTTTGCAACATTCCTCAGTACCTTGTTGGCGCGCCAGTCACTGGCATGACCTACAGCAACGCACAGCAATCTCGCCAAGACCTTTACCAGTTCGCAGCTAAACCAGTTATCGATTGCATCGGTGAAACTCTTTCCGCCTACGCGCTACCGCGCGGGCGCGAAGTACGTCTTGACACTTCGGAATACATCTCAGAGGGCAATGACAGTTCAACAATGTCCAGCCCAGACACATCAGAAATGAGCAACTCTTGAAAATAGAACTCCAAGCCCAACTGTTCAGCATCAACGCTTCAGACCCAGACGGTACGCCACGGCGCGTTGTCGAAGGTGTTGCAATCCCTTGGAATGTTGAGGCCGTAGTTTCAGGAGGCCAGCGCGTCAAATTCCTTGCTGGTTCACTTCCAGTTGACGGCCCAAATCCAAAGTTCATTCTTGGACACGACATGACCAAGCCACTTGGCATGGTCAGTGAGCGCGTCTCAACCCCAGACGCAATGCTGTTTTCAGCATCGCTCTATGACACAAATCTCGCCAACGAAACATTGCTTCAGGCTGGCCCCGGTCAGTTTTACGATTCAGTGTCAGTAGGAGTAGAACCAACCGATTACAGCTTCGAAGGAAGCACGATGGTTGTTAAAGCAGGCAACTGGACGGAGCTTTCATTGCTTCCGTTCGGAGCCTTTGAAGGTGCCAAAGTTGCAGTTGCAGCTGAAGCACCCGAACCCCAAGACCCCACCCCAACAGATTCCGAGGAGGAACCAGAAGTGGCAACACAAGAAACCCCAGACACAGTTGAGGCTGCTGTCCCTACCCAACTCATTTACGCAGGACCAAAACGCGAATTCAAACTTCCGTCAGCTGCTGAATACATCGCATCATTCGTTCGCGGTGGTCACGACTTTGCACAGCTGAATGACAACATTCGCGCTGCAGCTCCAGACGTGGTTACTTCTGATTTGCCAGGCATTGTCCCGACTCCCATCGTGGCCCCTATCTATAATAATTTCCAGTCAAGAAGGCCTCTAATCGATGCAACTGGTGTTCGTGCCATGCCTCAGGCTGGTGCGATTTTTATCCGTCCTGTAGTAACAACACACAACAGCATCGGAACAGCAACGCAGAACACAACCATCACAGCTTCGGCTTTCGTTGTTGATGACGTGCAAATCACCAAGACAATTCAAGGTGGATACGTTGAACTCTCAGAAGCTTCAATGGACTGGTCTTCGCCAGAAGTTCTCGGCGCTTTGTTGGACGACATGGCTCGCGTTTATGCAGACCGTACGGACCTGCTCGCTTGTTCAGAACTTGTAACTGGTACAACCAACAGCAACAACTTCACAAACGCGTCAATCACTGACCCTGCTGAATGGGTTCGCTGGATGTACCAAGCAGCTGCAGACATCCTCACTGGCTCAAATGGCAACTTGCCATCAGCCCTTGCTGTGTCTCCAAACATCTTCCAGTACCTTGGACAACTCGTTGACGGTTCAGACCGCCCGCTGTTCCCACAGGTTGGACCGATGAACGCATACGGCACCATGACACCCGGCTCAGACTCAGCTGTTGCTTTCGGGCTTCGCCTTGTCGTTGACCGCAACCTTGGCGCGACTGACATGGTCATCATGGACCCAACAGGCATTGAGTGCTGGGAACAGCAGAAGGGCGCTATTAGCGTTGAACAGCCTTCACAGCTTTCACGTCAGATTGCTTTCCGTGGCTACTTCGCTGCAAAAGTCATTGACGCTTCAAAGAGCATCAAGGCTGCATTCGTCTGATAAAGACGAACTAGTGGATTCACTGCCGTGACTGTTTTATCGATTGCATTTCGCGAACGCCTAGATGGTGTTGTCGTTTTGCAGACCTTCCTCCCAAATGAGATTCTCATGGGGCAGGCGATAACAGTCGCGAATGTGGGTGACGGAATGGATGGCAATTTCACAGTTGTTTCTACCGAGCCTTACGAGTTCACAGGTCTAGGCCCAGAGGGTGACTTTGAATTTAACTGGAATGTTTTCCGTGAAAATCAAGTCATCTACTTTGACGCTGGCGATGATGTCCAACGCGACACCGCACCAAACACGGCAACGATTACTTACACCAGTGTTTGTACTTGGACCACCAATGCAAATGTTTTGTCATTCTTAGGCGTTTCTCCCGCCACGGCTAATGACACAGCGTTCGTTACTGTGTGCACAGATGCAGCTAACGCGCTTGCGTTCCGTAGAAGGCGCGCTGCAGGATATTTTTCTGATGTGCTTGCTACGGCACCAAGTGCAGACGTTCTTCTTGGCACGACAATGATGGCAGCTCAGTTGTATCGCTCGCGCGGTTCTGCTGGCGGTGACTCATTTCAGTCCTATGAAACCTTGGCATCAGGAAACAACCCTGTTGCCATGGGTGACATTCTCAGACTCTGGGGTTGTAACCGAGCGCAGGTCGCATAATGGGCCGTACAAATGATGCCCGCCTTCGGCTGGTTTCAACGCTCGAAACTGCTGGCGTTGTTGTTGTCTCAGACTCCCGCAACGCTCGCCCGCTTTCCGTGATTATTGACCCGCCCCAAGTGACTCGTTCAACCACAAACCAGTTGTCGCTCTCTTTCCCTGTCAACGTGCTGATGCCCCCACCCGGCAACTTAGACGCGCTCATAGCGTTGTTAGACACAATGGACATGGTGATTGACGCAACATCCGCAACAGACGCAACTCCCACCGTTTATTCTGTGGGCAACCAAGAACTTCCCGCGTACACCATTACGGTGCCGTGGGTCGCATACCCATAAGGAACACATGGCTAGTTACAAAGTCACATCAGAACTTGTTGCAGGCAAATCGCTTGGCGACACAATCACCGATGATGAGCTGCAAGGCTCATCGATTGAGGCCCTCATCAGTGGGGGTCATATCGAATACAAACAAACCAAGAAAGTAGAGGCTGAATAGTCATGGCTATTTATGTAAACAAAGACATCACAGTTCTTGTCAACTCAGTTGATTTGACTACCTATGTCACAAACGTGGAAGTCGTCAAGGCTGTGGACAGCGTTGAGTCAACCAGTATGTCTAGCAGTTCAACCAACGGACACACCTTCGTGGGTGGAATCCAGAACAACACAGTGACAATTTCATTCAACCAAGACTTCGCAGCTACAAAAGTCAACGCGACTTTGACTGCACTTGTCGGTGTCCAAACCACTGTTGTTGTCCGACCAACTTCGGCAGTTGTTGGCGCAACGAATCCAAACTTCACTTTGACTGGCGCGCTCATGTCTGAGTACCGTCCCGTCACGGGCGCTGTTGGCGACCTTGCCACTGTTGGTGCTATCACCTTCAACGGCGGACTCCTTACAG